TCCGCCACCAGTACCACCATCAATAAGCACATCGCTATCAACCAAATCAATACCAATTCTTTCATCGTTGAATCCATTGTTGAACCCATCGTTGAAATTTTCATCAAATCCAAATTCTCTTTTTATAGCCATTTTAATAATTATTCCTTATTTGAACTGGTTGTTGTACTACCTCAAGTGGATTATCATTTGGTGTTGGAATACCACTTCCCATATTTTCTTCAACTGTGAAATCAGGTCTTTGGAAACCTCCTCCACCACCTCCACTACTACCTTGTGGTGGAATTGGATTTGGGCCAGTTGCAATCACTGGATTATCTCCTTCTTGCATTATCTCACCACATGGATTTAATTTAACAACACTAATACCTGGTGTTGAAGATATACTTCCTTCACATGCACATATATTGATTGAAGAATTTGGTGGTACTTCAATACTCGATTGAACATCTGCTGTATTTTTATATGATACTGATAATGTTAATGCAAGGTAATCAATCTCTCTTTCCCTATCTGATATTCTGAAATCATTTAAATAACCTCCAAAAAATCTATCATCGTTAAATCCATAATCATATCTTTCTTGATATTGATAATATGGGTCTAGTTGTGAATTATTTGTTAATCTATATGTAAAGTATTTTTTTGTTACCTTTACCTTTGGTATTTCTCTAACATCACCTTTAAATGCAAAAGTCCCAACATCATGAGTTAGTGTGAAAGAATCATATTCTTTACCACTACCATTATTTAAAACACCATTATCTTGCCATTTCCAATTTGCAACATCAGACCATACATAATATTTTTTAGTTACTGTTTCTACTTTATCTTCATACTGACATGAACCATCATCCTTAGTTGCTTTAGGATTGTAATTCAAAGAAGTTGGGTCTGTACATCCTAAAACCTCCAATGGTTCTTCATCGTATTGACATGAACCATCATCTTCAGTTGCTTTTGGATTATAATTTTTTGAGTTAGGGTCAGTACATCCTCGTATTACACCAGTAATTGAATCTGGTATTGTTGATTTGTAAACACTATCTGATTCTGTTGTTTTTATAATAGTTTTTAATTTATCAAGTGTTACTTGTTCTTCTTTAGTTAAAATATTATCTTCAATTATATCTCTTTTAAGTAAGAAAAACTCGATTACATTAATTAACGAAGCTTCAACATCTCGTTGTAAATCTTCAAGTGATAATTCAATACATTCTTTTAATCCTGGCAATGGTTTACCATATGTTAGTGAACCAACTTTCCAATCTCTATTATCAACATAAAATTTTAATGTTTCAATCCACTTTTGTCTTATATCCAATAAGAATGAATCAAAGTTATCAATTTTAAATTCTTTCTTAATTAAATTTACATATTTTCTTCCTTCTGCCTGTGTACCCTTTGATGATAAGATAAATGATTTAATTGTATCAAGATTAACATTATCTATGTATTCTTGAATATTATAAATTATATCATCTCTAAATGTAGATTCATTTGTAAATACTGAATATCTTTTTTCTAAATCTTCTTCTGAAGAATATCCTTTAAGTGGTAATAATCTTACTTCAGTTCTTGAAGGAGAAATTTCATGTACCCAAAGTTTATCATTTTTATTTTCAGAACCCACTCTTCTATTTAAGAATGTTATTTGTGTTTTAAAAATACCATTACTATAGCCAGAATCTTTAATTAATTTTTCAAGGTCTACTACATAGTTTGAAGCATCATTAGATTTTCTAGTAAATGGATTTGCAGGTATATTTAAAAAGTATGATTTATAATCATCACTATCAGTTGAAATATATCTTACTAATTTTCCTTCTTCACCTTGTGGCAATTGATTATCATTTGAATCGTATAAAATAAATTCAATCATATCACCACATCCAAGACCAAAGTTAGATTTTGATATTTCAGTTTCAAATATCTGTCTATCTTCCTCTTCAACAAGGTATCCTTTTCTTTCTTCGATATTTTTAAAATCTTTTATTGCCATTATTAATTTGCGTTCAAATATCTTTGGTAAAGTTTATCTCCACCATATAAATCATAAACCATATAAGAGAAATACCTACCCACCCATTGAGTAAACTGTCCTCTTAAGTTATTTTTTGGTAATACACCTAAATCATATGCCATCCATTCTGTCCATGGCTTACATAAGAAATATATAATTGGAGTGTACTGAGGTTTTCTTCTCATAAACTCCACAACTTTTCTTGCCCACATCTGATATCCAATCACCAACTTAGGGTCTGTAACGAATCTTTTATCACCCCATCTTTCATCTGCATCCCAAATATGCTGTGGTAAATATCCTTGATGATAAAGTTCATTACAAATAATTTTTTTCTTTTTTGAATTTGCTGCATTTGCTGCTGTTGATTGTGCTGCTTGTACTTGTTGATTAGCTTGTTCAATCTGTTGTTCAAATATTCTAGCATTAGTTTCAATAGTTTGTTGAAGTGTTTCATTTGCAGCTTGTAATGATTTTACAATTTCTTTTTCTGATTCTAACTGTGATTGTAAAGTTTCTTTTTGTGCCTGTAAACCTCTGGTTTGAGCAGTAAGTGAAACCCTCTCTATACCTTCTTTTGTACCCTTTATAACAGCATTTTGGAAATCAGATGTTAGTTGTTCAAATCTTAAAGTTAATTCTTCAAACTCTTTTTGTTTCTGTTCAAGTTGTTGATTTAATAAATTTACCTGAGTTTGTAATGAACTTACATCACCTTCTAGTGTATTAATTCTTGCTGCAAGTTCATCTCTTTCTTTTGTTATTCGATTTATATCTTCAGTTAATTTTCGTATATCTTGTAAAGCACCTTCGTATTTTTCATATTTGATATACCTGCCTCTTTTTGGTTTTTGTTTTTTTATTAATTCATCTACCTTAACATCAACCGCTTTAAGTAATTCATCTTCGTTATATTTTGGAGTTTCTGTAATTAACAATGATTCTCCACTAAATGATTCTTGTCTTGAATCAAGTTCTTGTTCTTGAACTTCTACTAAATCTTCTTTTAGTTTTGGGCTTATTTGTTTTCTTTTAATTGGTTTTGTACCAAAAGGAACATCAACTTTTTTACTAGGTTTAATTTGTTTCCCATCTATTTTTTGCACAAGAATATTTCCTTTCGAATCTCTTCGAATAGCCTTCTCTCCTTTTTTAGAAAGTTCATTAATTCTAAATCTATCCTTTAGTGCCATTTTATTTCTCTACGGTGAAAGTTAAATCCTTATCAGTAAAGTATTCAATTACACCATTTCTATTTACTTTTATTTCTATATAGTAATCTCTGTTATATTCAAAGTTACTCAAATTTAATTTAAAATAATTACCATTAGAATCACAACTTACTTTTGTATAGTTGTCATTAAATGGAACCACCACTTCATCTGTTACCGCATCTTTTATTTGGTAATATGTAGTTGATGGTAAATAATATACATCTGTATAAGAATATGTGTTGGTGTAAGTTTTAAGAGGATATTTCTCTCTTCCAAAAACTCTGATTTCAGGTTTACTTCCTCGTTTATATCTTACTTTTAATCTCTTAAATGTAATATGAATATTATCAGCCGTTAATGCTTCAAGAGAACCAGTAGAGAAAGAAGAATCATCCCAACCAATTCTTAACTTCGGTTGGTATATAGTGTTCGTTTCTTTTGAAAAGAATTTTAATTGACCGTAATCTGTTGTATCATTTTCTAAAGATGAGGTATGTTTTAAAATAAATCCTTCATTTGGTATAGAACCACTTATAAATGAATTTAAAGGAGTTAAAACATTCATTTCAACATCAGTAGTTGAATACGAAAATGATTGTGAAGCAGCTGAACCTGTGTACCAAGTTCCCCCATTTCCATTGAATGAACCAGTTGTACCAGGTGCAAAATCAACACCTAACCAATTTTCAGTTGTTCTTTTTTTCCAACTACATCCATCAGTTGTAATATCATCAAATCTAGTACCAATACCCATATCCCAAGATTGAGAAACAGGATAAGCATACAATGTATAATTAACAGGTATTTCATTTGATTCACATTCTTTTAAAATTAAATGTGCAGAACTCATTGTTACTTCACCACTTACTATTGATTGTGATAGTGGAGTTGTTTCAAACTTAATTAAACTTCTTGCGATATCTTTTAAGTTTCCATAATAAGTTTTAGAAACTTCTAATACTTCATCCAAACCTGTATTTTGTGTTGGTTGTTGAAGGTAAATACTCGTATCTTTAGATGCAGTTAAAAAATAATACATTATAGAACCCTCCCTTTTATATCCTTGTTAGGAAATTTAACTTCGAATACTGATGGGTCTAAAGATGGATAAACCATTTTACCCTTTGTTGCTTCAGAGATATTATATGAATGTGGTGAATAGTTTCCTAAACATTTATTTACAATTTCACATTTTGGTACAGATTGTACTCCTTCTACCTCTGCTATAATTAATTCAATTTCAGATAAATTTATTGGTGTATTAAAAGACCAATTATCAATATCAAAATATTTTTTAATTTCTGAAATACAAGTTGTAAGTACTTGTCTTTTGTTGTACCCACCATATACTCGTATTTCAAAATCTAAACCAATGTTAATTATATAACCATCTATTAAATTTATTCCATCTGTTAACATTCTAAATTCACTAAGATATGTTTTTAAATTTTCTTTTACTGCTTGGTTAAGTGTAGTAAGATTTTTATCTGAATTATAACCCAATATGTAAAGATTAATCGCAAAAGGATTATTTTTTTCATTTTGATTATTTTTCTTAGAATCTAAAAAAGTTTTTACTTCATCCTTAATTTCTTGTTCAGATAATTCTTTTGATTTTAAATCAGATACTAATCCAACAAATTCTTCAAGTGAATTTGGATTACTTAATATTGAACTTGGTGAGTTATTATCAAGTTCACCATCTTGTGCACAAAATGCCTTAGCAACACCACCAAATTTTGAAGGTAATGATAAAGCTCTTACTTGATAATCTTTTCTTGTTACTGCTCTATTCTGTGAACCAAAGTTTGCCAAAGAATTTTGTCTTATTTCTTCTATTGTATCACCACCTTTACCACCACTTGCAGGTTCTTCATTATCACAAGCTACTGATGATTTTGTTCTTCTGTACACAATTAATTCATCATCGGTAAATATAGATGTATCATCATCAAATGAAATTCTATCAATTTTTGTAAGAGTACCCTTAGATACATTTGTTTCCACACCACCACCTCTTAGATATGAGATAGTAAATTCACCAGTTGGAGCCTGACCATATGATTTAGAATGTAAGAAGTTGGCTGGGTCAAAGGATGCACCTAATCTATCTATTGAACTATTTAAACCTAAACCTACATTTTTAAAGTTAGGTATAAGAGTTTCATCATTTGAATTACTACCACCACCGAAAACAATACTTGTAGTATTATCAGCATTTATTGCAGTAGTGAATCTTCTAGTAGTTTTTAACAGTTTTAATAATCTTGGTACAGAGTTTGCAAATTGTGATAAATCTTTATCATATTGTTCTGTATTAGGATAATCTATAAAAACCATTTCTTGTGCAAGATAAGGAACCTCATACCATTTGTTACCATTCGCATCTCTAACATCGTATATATCAATTACATCTTTATTAGAAAGATTTATTTTTTGAAATGATTGTGGTGTATTACTAAAAGTAAAAGTTTCTTCAACTAAAGATGCTGATATTGCTTTTACATATTTCTTTATTAGATATTGAGTTGGTACACCATTATCTCTATCATATACACTAATTTCTCTATCTGTATCATCATTGAAATCTAGTAATTCAGTTGTTCTAAATTTTGTATCTGAACTAGAAGCGTTTACAACCATACCTTCTGTAATTCTTAAGTAATATTTTGAATCAGGTCTAACAGAACTACCACTACCTATTGCAGGTACCAATTGATATACTGATAAATTTACAATTGCAGGAGAAGTTACTTTTGGTTTATACCCAAGATATTGAGCCAAAGCAAGAACATTTTCTTTATCTTCAGCAAAAGTCATCAATGATTCTTTTAAAGTATCATCTGTATAGTATGAAAGAACATCACCAATATAAGATGCCATTTCTATAAACATCATACCAGGTGATGATTCGTTAAAATCTGAATAATTTGAAGGAAAATAAGTTTTAGCGTACTCAATTAGATTATTTCTAAATTCAGAAAAATCTTTGTTAAGATATTTTATATTTCTACCATTTTTATTTGAAGTATTTAAAGCCATATTTTATCCTTGTACATTCAATGTAAGTGTGTTTGTTTCTATTTGATTACCAACTCTGAATTGTAAGTTTACTCCAACTTGATTTTTATCTGTTAATTCTGGCGTCATTACAACTTCAATATCATCAATTGTTATATAAGGTAACCAAAAGTTTACACTTTCTGTTATAACATCACTAATTCGAGTTTCAAATTCACCATCAATTGGTTCAAACAATAATGATTTTAAACCTGTACCAAATTCAGGTTGAAGTAATCTTTCTCCTTTTGCTGTAAGTAAAAGATTTCTAAGGTTTTCCTTTGCTTGTTCCTCTGATGTAAATTTTGAATTAAAATCTAAATCAATACCGTATGCATCTGAAGAAAATTCAGAAGTATCTTTTACTGTCTTTCTACCAATTACATACGCCATTATTAAAATCCAAATTTATTTTTTTCTAAACTTTTTTACAAGTTCAGAATTATCTCTATTTAAAATTCTATCCAAACCAGGTAAACCTGTTTTCACACCAAGACCAGTTTTGTTAGGTCTTTGTTTAACATCACCATAACCCATTTGTGAAGCCATTTGAGCTCTCATTGCTCCAACTCCACCAGGTGCACTTTGATTTGTAAATGTAACTGTTGTATCCATACTCTCATTCATTGGTTGAAATTTATCCAAGACTGATTTTTGAGATGGAGTACCTTTTCTTTGTTCAGCAGAAAAAGGTTTTGTTTTGTTTAGAACTTCATTTAGAACAGGATTTTTTGATAACTGTTTCATTGGTTCAGTTCTTTCTTTTTGTAAAACCAAATCTGCTTGTTCAAATGGGTCAACACTTACATCATTATCTATTATTGAATTTTTATCTTCACTAATAGGATTTTGTATAGCACTAAGCCTAATAGAAACTTCTTCTTCTAATATTTTAGGAAAAGTTTTAGTAAGAAATTGTGAATGTTTTTTCGCAACTTCAGCTTCAACTATTGTCTTAATTACTTTTACTAATTGTTTTGAATCCATTTTGTTTTCTTTTGTTTACTAATATAAATATATTCTTTTAATTTTATTGAATTATCCTGGTACAGTCCATCCCGTCCATGGTACAGTGCCTGGTGCAGGAATCGGTGATGGGACTGATGGATATAATGAAAGTGTTGTGTAAAACCCACTTAATGTTGGTAAGTGAGCCTGAATTCCTATTGCTAACATATCAACAAATATATCTTCATTACTTGTTGGAAATTGTGGACCCATTGGTGACCATGTACCAGGTGTAAGGCATATACCATCTTGGGTTGTAAGATTTTGAATAGCACCAACTGCAGGAATTACAGGTGGTATTCCTATTAAAGTTTTCGCTCCTAACCAATATGACAAAATAGCCTTTCCTATTTCATCTATGATAGTATGAGTACCTTCTTTTTTTTGAAGAGCGGTAAAAAGTGCAACTTTAACCATCATTTCCATTGTATCTTTTTGAGCAGACATTAATGGAATATTATTAACAGTTTGAAAACCACTTCGAATTAAAGTATCGTATTGAAATGTTAAGAATTCAGCAAAATCTTCATATGAATCAATACCTTTTTGATTCATCATGTATCGTTTCATATTTTGTTTGAAAGCACCTAATGACATTCTACTCCGTATAATTTAATGTAGATAAGATTGTATCTAGTTCAGATTTTATTGAATTAAAATCTGCTCTGTTATTAGGACCTGTTGCTGTTGGCCCAGCTGGTGTTGAAAATATCTGAGCATTGATTGCATCTATAAGTTCTTTTAATAACTTTACAAGTGTATCACCACGAACTAATGGCTCTGCATCTGATTCGGTATTTAAATATATTTCACCACTACCACCTAAGAAGTACATATTGTTATCATTAGTTGTGGTTCGATATTCACCATTTAAATCAATGAGAGCACCATCATTTCCATTATCAATTGTAAGTTTTCCATCTGATATAAAAGAATAATCACCCTTAGAAAAAAATATCATTTCAGAATCTTTTGAAGATAATATTATCCTTCCACTATTGATTAAAATTTGGTCTGTACCTTTTAGTTCTTCAGGTGCTTCATGGTAAAATGGTTCTGTTTCTAATGGAGTATCTATTGTACCAGGTGTAAAGTTAAGAAGATATTCATTACTAGTCATAGCAATAGTTGAACCATCATCTACTAAATTCTCTTCTGTTTGTGATAACTTTTTTAAATCATCAACTGATTTAGGACTTTGTCTATTTCTTATTAATATTGTGGGTGATAAAATATTATCTTCGTTATTGTACCCACTAAATCGTATCGATTGACCATACCTTCCTTGGATTAATCTATCCCCTTCATATAATTTTAAAGGATTTATTTGTGTTGATTCAAAATATTCTCCTAATTCAGTTTCTCTATCATCACCACTTGAATTACTTGTACCTGTTTGTGATACTGTTGAATAATCACCACCAGTTGGTTCACCATCATCTCCACCACCACTACTTACATTTTTATTTTTATTTGGTTCAGCATTTCCTTGGTTTATATCAGGAAAAGTTAATCTTCGATAATATGAAGTATCACCAACTTTTACAAGTTGAACAGTTTCACCTATTAAAGGCACACTTATATCAAGATTGTATAGTGGTTTGTATGACCTTAGTTCCTCATCAGATAAATTTACATCTGTGGATAATCTAACTACACAAGCTCCTATCAATTCTGTTTTCTTTGATTCGTAATCAGAATCAATTTCTAAAGAAACAACTCGTTCATGTGTATCATCAAGAATAACATCAACAACAACTCCTATATCAGATTTTCTGAAAGTTTTTTTGTTTCTTTGACTTGTACTTCTTGAAGCTTGTAATCTTCTACTCATTGTTTACTTTCTGTTTTAATTCTTCAACTTCATTTGTTAAATCATCAACCTTTGTTTTTTCAGTTTCAACTTCGTAAACTGTATCTTCTAATTGTTGTAACAATTGTTCTTTTTCTTTATCAGTTAAGAAACCAGTATCTCCATCTGTTTTATCTTTAGAAGCAATCATTCTTTGTGCGATTGCTGCCATCTTTAATAATGCTTCATCGTTTCTTACTGAAGTATCAACTAAATCTTTTATGATTGGACCAATCACTGCCATATCACCAGAATGCCTAATTATTTTTTTCATTTCAGCAATAAGTTCTGATATCCTTTGTTTCTTGTTTTTCTGATTATCATATATATCTTCAAACAATCCACTTAGGTTTTTGCCAGGAAATAATTCAAAATTTGTACTCATGATTATACCATATTATGTTGTATATAAATATGATAAATGAAAAATCTTATTATTTAAAGAACTTTTCCATTTTGTGTTCTGTACTACCATGTAGGTTATAGCATCTGAAATCTTCTACTTCTATGTGTGTAGAATTGTGTTCGGTTTTTTCGAATCCCCAACCTTCAATACA